GTAAGCCGGCGCGTTGGTCAGGAGGTAGCTGTCACCGATGATGTCGAGGGTCAGGCCGTAGACCGTCATGTCAGCGTTAGCGTGCGACACCTCAGCCCGGTCGGTAACCTCAACACGCTCGCAGCAAAGGAACTTCGTCACGCCACCGTCAACGAACTTGACCACGGCGGCGCGGGCAACAGTCCCGATACCTTCCGGCAGGTCAACCCGTGCGACAGCGTCAGCGCCGATACCCGTAACAACCGGGTCGCCGTGACCGAAGTAAAGCTCGGTGACGCCGGGGGTTTCTTCGAGGCACTGGATGGTGAAGGACTTCTCAGTTCCGGTGACCTTCGTGCGGAGGGTCGAACCGCCCTGCCAGCCCTTGAACTTCTCAACGTCGGTCGAGACGGACAGGGGCACGCCGTCTTCACCGAGCCAGCCGACAGCCGCGAACGGCGCCGCGGGGTCGGTCGTGACGACGGTCGGAAGGGTGGATCCGAGCGGGGCGAAGAAAACCTCAGATTCGAGGTCACCGTACACTCGTACATTGTCGTAATTCTTAGCCATTGGTTATCCGGCCTCTCTGTTCGTTTCTGTTGAATCGGCGGAGGCCGACTTTGTTACTTCTGCGGGGCGTGCTTTGCCCCGGACAATCAGCGAACGAGCATCGGCGTCGTTCACCTCAGCAGTAGAGCCGCCCTTGTAAGTGCGGCCCCCTGGCGTCGTGTAGTTATTAGCGAAAGTAATTCTCACGAATACTCCTAGGTGGTCACGTAGCCGCGGAAGCTGAGCGTCACGGTTTCCCGGTAGCGCGGCACTTTCGCGTCAGGGTCAGGGATATACACGGGGCGGTTAGATACGTCGGCGGCTTTGCAATATTCGCCCTGGACGGTCACGCCTGCAGCGGCCCGGATCAACGCCCGGACCTTCGACGCGAGGCGTTCCGCTTTCGGGTTCGACACATCCCACGAACCAACAAGCAGTTGCGCCCCGTCAGTAACAGGCGTGTCCGAGGTGCCACCCGCGTTCTCCACCACCACAAACGATGCCGGGCGCGTAGAAGGAACCTCACCCACAACCGGGATGTCAAGATGCTGGTCAAGGTAGCGGATCAGCCACACCGCAGCGTTAGGGAACTCCAACAACTCAGCCACCACCAGCCGCCTTACTCAACGTCCCGTACTTAGCCTCATTACGCATGGCCTGGAACGAGTCAGTGATAACCGAAGCTCGGGCACGGTTCTTACCGATACGGGATGATGCCGTATAACCGTCACCAGCGCGGGCAGCGATCAGTTGAGCCTCAGACAGCAGATGCTTTTCAAGCGCGGGATCCTTGAGTAAGTCACGGATCGCCTTACGGTTCACCTTCAACTCACCCATCAAATCTGCCCACCTGCACCACAACACCCGACGATGTGCCACTGAACGGGTTACGCCCCCAATCCAGCGGCTGGCCCTTCACCTCGAACGGTTCGTCATGGCCCGGCAACCGGACACGATCACGCGGGCCAACAGTCACGCCCGGCGGGAAATAGACCGTGAAGTCCACCCCCACGCCATCACGGTTCGGCTCAAAAACCTCCGACACAGCGCCAGGCGCAACCACACAACCCCGAGCAAAAAACGCAGTAGACCACGTATCCGGTTCCTCATACCCATCCACCACAGCACCCGCACTGTGCATGAGGACTTCAACCTCAACACCAAACGGATGCCGTGCAAACAGATGAACCGGGAAGCCAAACGCAACAGCCATCAGGCAATCTCCCAACTATTCAGCGGAGAGACATAAGAGCCGGAAAACGGTGACGTCGAGGGGATCATGTCGATGGTGAAAGCGCCCTTAGAACCGCCTGCCGGCGACAGTCGTTCAAGCTGCTCCGAGGTCACACGCAGGGCACCAGGCTTATCGCCGCCGTAAGTCACAGACCCGCCGAACGGGCCCGTAGACTCCTGCCGCGTCCGCACACCTTCCGGGTTACGGAACACCTCGTGAACCATCTCAGTAACAACATCAGCAATGTTGCCCAACAGGTCAGGCTCAGTAGCAGCGTCCACACGGGCCTGCAGGCCAGGTAGCTTCGCACGCAAAAGGCGTTCGGCCTTCCCGATCCACGAATCAACCTTTACGGTGTCTGTCGGCGCGTCATCACCGATCCAATCGGCTAAAACGTCGGCCGCTGAAGTCCACGCCATGACAGTCTCCTACTCGGTGCTGGTTTTACGCGAGCGCCGCGTCTTAGGCTTCTCCGAAGTCGCCTCTTCCTGCTGACCCTCATCGGACCAGCCCGCCGCACGGTAGCGATCCTCAAGGTCTCCCTCAACGGTCACTACCGTGCCAGCGGTCGGATGAATCAGACGGGCCAACTACGCGGTGTGGTTGGTGTACTTCACGAAGGCATCAACGTCGTTGATGAGGACGCCGAACTCGGCCTCGGCGCGGATGGCAACGAGGTTGTGCTCCCACAGGGAGGTGAGGGTGCCGCCGATGGTTACAGCGGTCTGGGTGGAAACGTCGTAAGTGATGCCTCCAACCGAGCCCCACACGAGCTGGGACCAGTCGCCACCGTAACCAACAACGCCGCCCGTGTTCGGTGTGCCCGCAACTACGGCGGTGCTGATGCCGTCGCCCAGGAATGCCGGGCGACCGATCAGACGGCCCGGAGTGACAACCGAAGTCGTCTCAGTGAGCGGGGTGTCGATGAACAGCGGACGCCCGCTAGTGTCAACGGAACCCAGGAACGTCGGCTCCACAACGGAATCGAACGCGAAACCGGACAGCTTCTTCTTGTCATCAGCAAGAAGCTTCAGGCCGGCGACGATGTCGCCGTAGGTGCCGCCGTTAGCAGCGCTGGTGCTGCCCAGTTCAACAGACTTGGTCGTCTGGTCAATGTAGGCGCCGAACGGGGTAGCCGTGCCATGCAGGACAGCGGCGTCGAAAGCCTCAGCGAAGGCCACTGCGATCTCGTCACGGAGAACCTGCATGTAGTTGCCGGGGTTAGCGCGGACAACTTCAGCGGACACCACAGAGATAGCGGCGATCTTGTGCGGCTTGAACGACTTCAGGCCGAGGGACGTTTCGGTCGTCGGCTTCAGGCCGGTTTCAGCAACCCACGAGGCGGTGGCCTTGCCGGTGCTGAACGTGATTTCCTGGCCGTTGATGCCGAGGGGCACCTTACGGGCAAGCTGCATCACGGAAGAGTTGTACTTGGCCTGAGCGAAGTAGTCAGAAGCTACATCGGGCTTGAGGAAGCCCGCGAACTCGCTAGTGGTTGTGGAATTGGCCTGTGCCATTTTGGTTTCTCCTGAAAAGTTAGCGGCACCGCTTACGCGATACCGAGGGCCTTCTTCAGTGCCGACTCGATGCCGTCACCGTTCAAAGCAAGATTGCTAGGGCTGGTGCCCTCGCTGGGGATCACAAACGACGCCTCAGATTTTGGGGCGGCATTCGCCGTAATGAGTGCCTTTACCTTCTCCGCGGAAGCCGTCAGCGCTTCGCTGTCTGTGCCATGCACGAGGTCGTGGTATTCCTCGGGGATCCCATGCTTGGCGATCACAGCGAGGCGTTCGCGGTCTCGTTCAGCCTGCGCGGCGCGCTGTTCATACTGGGTAAGTTGCTCCTGAAGTTTCTGAGTCTCCGACTTCTTCGACTCTTCAATCTCCGCGAGTTTCTGCGCGGCGCTACTGTTCTCCTTAGCGCGGCTCTCCCATTTGCGCGCCTCAGCTTTCCAGTCCGTGGCGTCCTGTGCAGGCGCCTGTACTGTTTCAGCCGGGGTCGTTGCGGACTCAGCCGCTACGGACTCACTCATTACTTTTCCTCTCCCATGCGGGAACGCCCATCGAACCTGTGCAGACTCTCAGGGAACCGGATATGACTTGCCCGTGCGGGCACTACCCGCCAGAAGCGGCGGGAAACTTAGGGGGTGGCGTCTCTCAACGCCCGGTACTGGTCATAGAGCGCGTCAGGGTCGTAGCCGTACTCGACGCGGGCCCTAGTCTCATCCCAAACAGGCATCGCGTTGCACCGGCATTTACCGTGGAACTTCTTCGAGTCCCCAACGGTGTCTTTGGAATACACAAACCCTCGGGAAGCCAGCATCAGACAGAATTCGCAAGCGCCACGCTCCGGGATGCGCGCATATGCGGCGTTATCCTTATGCGCGGCCTGCATGACAGTGTCACGGCCAGGTTGTAGCGCGTACTCGTTAGTTATGAGGGACGTGAACGCGGCGAGCGTGTCTAGCGTGCCGGCGAAGAGTGGGCCGTCCGTGCGGGTTGCGTAACCTAGGCGGCTATTGACGACTTCAGTAGGCACTAATTCGGCCAGGGGAGCGCGGAACCGTCCAGATACGCCCTCCGAGGCGCGCAACTCGTCGTACCAGTCAGCGGCCACAGTCGCGGCAATGTCGCCGTACTGGGCGACAAGCGCCGGAACAACATCGAACAATTCAAGCTTCACAGCTTCCGGCCGAGCGGGATCCAATGACGCAAAAAACGCCAACAGATCCCGCTCAATCAAAGCCGAGATACCATCGTTAGCCTGCTCGAACGTCCTCAGCAGTTGCAGCGACATCAACAACCTCCTGAGTTACGGGTGCAGCCGCAGCGAGCGCCTGAAGCCTAGTGCCAGCGTTCAGCCTCCGCTGGTCAGCCTGGAAACGGACGATCTGCTCACGGGTCAAACCCGCGTACTCCATGCCCACCTCGGACGCGCCGAACCCTTCGATGCTTGCCGCCAGCTTCGAGAACGCATCAGCGCGGGCAGTCGGCGAAACAATCGCCGGGTCCGTGAACTGTGCAGACAAAGAACGCATTTCAGCCGGTGTCGAGTCGAGCCCGTCACGCAGACGCACCGCAAGGTGCATCGCCTGGACCGCGCCGTATCCCCACATCGCGTTAGCGTCCCGAGTCGTCGTGATCAGGGTTTCCTTCGCCGCGAAAATAGCGTCAGCCGACGACGGGTTAGAAGAATCAGCGAACTTCACTTCTAGATCCTGATCATCAGCGAAGAGGTTCGCCCACATCCGCAACTGATCCGTGTGAGGCTGAGGGGAAGCGCCCGTGAACCTATGCAGGTCCGGTTTATCCTCCCCGTCTTCAATGTCCATCGCCTTAATTCGGCCCATCAGCGCAGTCCACTTGTCGTCGCCAACAAAGGAAGACACCTCAGAGCCAAACAGGTAATACTCCGGTGCCGAATAGAACTCAGCCGACACCTCGGCGCGAACAATCGTCCGCAAAGCAGAATCCGCGTAACCCATCGCGGCCCGCGTGATCCGTGAGTGCCCAAGCGGCCGGCCCAGTTCGTACTTATGCACCAGCGGGGACACCGCAACGACACCGAGCGGGTTCCGGCGCACATCAGCACGCCAAGCGTTAGCGCCCTTCTTGAGCGTCACCACCTTTTCAGGGGTGTGCATGATCATTTCCGTGACCTGGCTCGACTCATCCACGTCAACCACCGACAGGAAGCCCTTCAGAGCCCGTTTGCGGCGGTCCCAGATGGCCGCTGACGTGTCAGCCGCACGAGGCATAACCAGCACGTCAGGCTCCCCCGCGGCGGCGTCTCCCTGCGAGACTGTAAGGAACGAGCAGCCATGAACCGCGGATGAAACCGCAGCGGCGGGGAACTCAACCAAGAACCTGTTATCCCACAGGATTTCCCCAAGCTCGAACGGGTCATCAGAACCATCCGTGGACACAAACCCCTCAAACTTCGAGCGATCCGTCACAGCATGGACGCCCTTAGCAACCCACCCGAGCGCGGCCTCAATGTTCCGCATCTTCGGAGGAAGCGAGATACCAAAGTCCTTCAACGGGGCGGCGCCGTCGTAGTAGACCGACCTGATGAGGTTACGGCTACGCTTAGACTCCCAAACCCGCAGCAACTCACCCAAAAGCGCGGCGTCCGAATGATCCAAAGCCAACTCAGCACCCGAACCAATCACAGGATCACCACCTTTCGTTTTGTAGCTCCCGACTTTTTGCGGAGGCCCTTTGCCTGCAAACCGAAGTTGGCCAGCGTTCCAGAGATAAGCGGAGAAATGTCCGCCGATGGGTCTTTACGGTTCCAGGTAAACAATGTCTCTCCATACGGACGCAGCCGGGCCGCGTCCACGGCATTGTCTAGGTGTTCCTGCCCGCGGTGGCGCAAGTTGTCGGCCCGCAAATCGTCCATGAACAAGCCACAGGCTTCCGCGTACTGGCGCATATTAATGAGCATGAGCCGCACGCCATCCCGCTTGCATTCGGCCTCTAGAGAGGCCGCAGCCGAACCAGCCACAGCCACAACAGCCACAGGATCAAACTTTTCTTTGAGCCTCTTCAATTCGGAAGACACCCAGGACGTACCGGCGCGCTGATCAATTGCAACAATGTGCTTCTTCCCATCAGGCCGAAAGCTAGCGGCAGTAATAACCGCCGAATCACGGGAAGGAGGAACGTCAATAGCGAAGGAAATAACCTCGCCACGCTCCGACGCGGGATCAAGCGCGGAAGCCCACTCAGGGATAACCGACTCTCCGCCGATCCGCTCCCAAATGCCCAACCGCTCACGCTTGAACTCGTCATCATCCAACGCCTCAAGCTCAGACTGAACATGTTCCTTAGACATTCGGATGCCGAGCCCAGGGTTTGCCTGATACCAGCCCGTAACGGACGTCTTAGGCGTGTTCTCATCGACGGACCACTCGAAATAGGCCAGCCGCTTTGAAGTCGGGTTCATTCCACGCTCACGGACGCCGGCCAGCACCTCAGACTGGGGCATACCCGCCGATGACGTGTACCAAATCTGCGGGTTGCCGTCCATTGACTTAGCCGCCATAGTCGGCAACATCGCGGCCATCTGAGACGACTTGAGAGCGTAAGCCTCATCAAGAATGATCAGGTCCGCAGAGAACCCACGGCCTGAATCCGCGGAACGAGCCATGAACTTCAGCCGGTTCCCATTCTTCAGCTCAATACCTTCCGAGCCGTGCGCCGTCGTAACCTTCGCTACCTGAGCATCAAGGTCAGGAGTGTTCTGAATCAACCCCAGGATCCGGTTGAACGCTTCCGCCGCGGTCTTAAATTCGTGAGCCGAGTGAATGATCAACTTCTCATCAAACAAGAACAAGCCAGCAAGTTCCCGCGCCTCAAGGATCGAGCCCTTACCATTCTGACGAGGCACAACAACAGCAACCTCAAACGACGCCCAACGTCCCTCACGAACCTCACCAAGAGAACCGATCAGCACGTTCTGCTGCCACTCATCAAGGTCAAGCCCCGCAATCGAAGCCAACTCGATAGCATCCAGGCCCGCCGTAGCGATCTTCGCAGGAGGGGTTAACTCAACCCGCGGCCGCTGTGCCCCTACGCGCCGCCCGCTTTGAAGCAAGCTGGTCAAACGCGCTCACCTCCGGGGTTTCAGCCATGATCTTCCTGATACGGTCAACCGCTTCATCTCGGCGCTTCGTCAAAGCAGCAATAGTGTTATGGGGCGGATCAGCCCTCAACGCAGCCCGCAGAATACGCAGGTTATCCTTTGCCTCAGCCAGAGCATCAAGCTCATCCACATCAGCCTCAACAGCCAACGCCGCACCGACAGCCAGTCCAGACGATTCCCGCTCCTGGTCCTTGCGGTCATTCTTGTCCAAGCGGTTAGCCTCCGCGCACGGCTCACAAACAGGCTCATCGTTACGCTTATGCCGGCGATACGCAGCAAGGGTGCCACAAGGGCTCAACTCACGCGCCATGCGGCACCTCCTAAGCGGCTAAAACGACCTCGCTAAACTTCACTCGAACTCGCCTACGGAACTCTTCATCTGACATATTCGAGCCATCCCCGCGTGAGCTATTGCACCAACGATGAACCAGCCTCAAATTTGAAACCGAATGATCAGGCACCAACTGGCGCGACTGCGGAATGATGTGATCCAAACTCGCGGCGAAGTCACTCAGGTAATGCTCATGCGGGCTAACAGCGTGATCACACAACTGACACGTCCATCCATCACGCTCATAAACCTCAAACCGCTTCTTAGGTGAGATTTTGAACGTTTTACCAGATGATCGCTTGCGGAACGTAGCCGAGGTGCGGCACTTGTCCGAACAGTAGGACGCTGCAGCTCCGGTTCCTACAAAATACGTCCCACACCAGGAACAGCCGCCAGCAACAAACACGCGGTTACCGCGAACGCCCTTCGCTGCCTTCGCAAGCCTCGCCTCGGCACTTTTGCGTGCAAGGCTCACCTTGCCGTTATTGACTCGGCGCGCTTTGCCGGGAAACTCTATCCGGCATTTCTTGTGCATCGCAGTCTCAGAAGATTCAAACACCCGCGTTACAGGCTTCTTGCAGATCGCACATTCGCGGGCAGGCCTCCGAAACTGTCCGTCAGGGTAAACGCGCCCGTGCTTTGCTCGATGCGCCTGGCTGTAATGGTTAGAGCACAAACCCTTACTCGTGGCCGGGCGATCACACTTGGCACACTCAGCTTTCGCATTCGCCTTTAGTCGCGCATAGCGGCACGGGTTGCACCGTGAGTCCTTAGACCACGGATAGTCCACGCCACAGTCCCTGCAAGCCCTAACTTCCGGCCGATGATCCATGCTGCACGCCCGATGCGCTGCGGACCCCTGCGGCTTCGACGTCCGAGTCTTCTGCATAGGCAGATTGCACACAAAGCAAGTCAGCGTCATACTGGGCATATCGAACTCCTAAGACAGTTCGGTCATGGCCCCGGAGTGTTAGCGCACTCGCGGGGCTTCTCTATGTGGTTTCAGGGCAGATGTCAGACCGCCGGGCAT